AATATTCCAGAAACGGATTTGTTGGTGTGTAATGTTTCGCTAGGTTCTGTCAAGGATCTCACGAAGTATTTGCCACTACATGATCTAGAAAGTTTGGATTTTAATATGTCGTATCGCCTCAAAGATGGAGAAGACAAATTTCTCACTTATACAGGGTATGGTGTGCGCAGATGGACAGGTCATACTAGTAAAAATTTCTGGGGAATAGTTTATTCTGGTTTATCAGGAGATACTTTTGATGGTCTCTGTGGTGCTGTATTAACTAGCCGTACGCACGCTATCATTGGAGGATTTCATTTAGGAGGGCGAGCCAACACACCCAAAGGGTGTGCTGGTGTTATGACTCTTAAACAGTTTGAAGAGGCAGATAAAGCAATAAATGAAATACCAGGAACTTTAACGACAGCTGAATTTACTGAATTTTCTCCGCAATTTGGTGGTATCAAATTTATGACAGGTGAAAATTTGCACTGGAAGAGTCCTTTGCGTTATTTGCCAATCAACAATTTAGTAGTTTGGATGGGATCCTGCACTGGAATGAGCACCTTTGTTTCTAGGGCTCAAATGACACCAATCAGTTCTCATGTCGAACGATTAATGGGACAACCCAATATATACCGGCCTCCTTATGAGAAGCCTCAGTATAGAGCTTGGCAGGAAACGCTAGAGTCGTTGTCTACTCCAGGTGGTGATATCGATCCAGAATTAGTGACTGTATCGGTTCAAGATTATTTGAAGGATGTATTACCTTTGTTTTCAAGCGATCTTTTTGTTACAACCAGACCGTTGACTGATATTCAAAATTGGAATGGGATTCCTGGTGTTCAATTTATAGATCGAATCAAATTGGATACTTCCATTGGATATCCCCGTTCTGGCAAAAAATCTAAATATGTTGTTGAAGTTGAACCAACTGGAGATTACGCTGTAGTGGTGGAACCAATAGATGAAATTAAGGAGGATATTGCAAGAACTTTGGAGATGTTAAAGTTGGGAAAAAGAGCTAATTGCATTGCGAAAGCTTGCAAGAAAGATGAAATTCACACAAAAGATAAGTGTAGAGTTTTTTATTCCAACCCCATTGTATTAACCTTTCTGATAAGGAAATACTATCTTCCTATTATCCGCGTTTTGCAATTGAATCCTCTTAAAAGTGAGACAGCTGTAGGCGTTAATGCATATGGCCCTGAGTGGGATGAACTTTATAGGTTTATTACCGCTCACGGTACAGATCGCATTATTGGAGGAGATTATAGTAAGTACGATCAGAAAATCCCATCGCAACTTTTGTTAGCAGCTTTTCGAATTTTGATAGATTGTGCTTCTATGTGTAATTACAAGGATGATGACTTGTTTGTTATGAGCCAAATTGCCTCTGAAGTAGTGTATGCTTATATTGCGTTCAATGGAGACATGGTACAAATATTGGCTGGTGGGCATATATCAGGAAATCCTTTAACTGTAATAATTAACAGCATATGTGGAAGTCTCAATTTGAGATGCTATTTTTTCTCTGAAAATCCTCAAAGAGGTATTGAACAAAAGAATTTTAGGGATAACGTTAATTTAATAACATATGGCGATGATAACATCGGTAGTGTGCATCCTGATTGTAGTAATTTCACTATAAAGGGTGCGTCTAGTTTTCTAGCCAAGCATGGTCAGAACTATACCATGCCGGATAAATCTTCGGAAATTCTGGATTTTCTTCCAGAAGAACAATTTTCTTTCTTGAAGAGATCCAATGTATACCATCCAGAGCTCGGTTGTAATATAGGAGCTCTGGCAGATGAATCTATATTTAAATCGCTACATTATGTAGTGAGGGAGAAGAATTCTCCCATTTCGATGGATCAGGCTTGCGGAATAAATATCAGCAATGCCTGTAGGGAATGGTTTAATCACGGACCTGAGATTTATGAGAAGAGGCGACTTGAACTTATTGAAGTAGCCAAACTCAGTCATATTTCACATTATTGTGAAGATTTACATTTAGACTATGATGCACGAGTCAACAAATGGAAAGAAAATTATGACCCTCACTCAGGTTTAGAATCATTCAAAAATGGCGTCGTGCATGCCAATAAAGCACACCCCGTGTTGTCCATGGGGTACCAGGTTAAAGTTGAAGAGGCAACTCATGTATTGATTACGGACGAACACTTTTCTTTTTCTGAGTTTCTTAGTGTTCGTAACGCTTGCATGTTACAAATATCTTCCTCGCAAGATACACGAATTTTCGTGAGGGATTGTATCCCAGTAAACTCAAACACTTGTGCTAGTTTGACTGGATTTGCACAAGACTATAAACAATCAGTTACTAAAGTTTTTAATAATAATAAACAAGATTTTATGTTCTCACCACAATCAGGATTAGAAAAGCCTGAATTGGTTGAATCTGGGAAAAGAGAACAGAATGTTAAATTCGAAGATACGCCACAAATGACACAAGCTTGGAAGAAGCCACATATGGAAGCGACGCGTAAAACTCAAGATGATCCAGAGGTAGATTTGCAATCTTTCTTTGCTCGTCCTATAAAGATTGCGTCGTATAATTGGGCTGTGGGCTCTAACTTGGATGTAACCTTTAATCCATGGACTTTGTTTTTTACAAATCCTCGTGTTAGTAATAGGATGTCGAATTTCAATTTAATGCGTTCCAATTTACATTTATCAATTCTCATAAATGGAAATCCTTTCCATTTTGGGCGTGTGTTGGCATCGTATTTACCAATGCATGGTTACGACACTATGAGTCTTACGGACGGATCAGTGTACAAAGATGCTTATTTGACTCAAGGTACCCAAAGGCCTCATATTTTCTTGGATCCCTGTAAATCCGCGGGTGGTGAAATGTTGCTTCCTTTCTTCTATTTTAGAAATTATGTGAATATTACCGATGGGGGATGGGATACACTTGGTCTTATGACATTGAGTTCAATGGGCATTTTGAAACATGCTGCAGGTGGCACAGACAATGTCACAATTAGCGTTTTTGCGTGGGCAGAGGACATTTCTGTATCCATTCCTACTAGTTTGAATGCCCAAGGGTTAACGGCCCAGATGGGTAAGGAAATTGATGAAGCCAATGAAAAGAATGGCGTGATTTCAGGCCCTGCTACATCCATAGCCAATGTGGCTCGTGCTTTAAGTGCAGTGCCCCCTATTGCACCATATGCTAAGGCAACTGAAAAACTAGCTTCTGGTATTAGTTCCATGGCAAAGGCCTATGGATACTCGCGACCACCTATGACAGCAGAGCCAAATATCATGCAACCAACACCTGTTGGATCATTAGCATTGACAACTGTTCCTGATCAGCTACAGAAATTATCTGTGGATGATAAACAAGAGTTGACTATTGATCCCAGGATCTCTGGAATCGATGAGGAAGATCCGTTAGCTATCTCGACCATCGCACAGAAAGAAACTTATCTGACATCTTTTGATTTGACCACATCAGATTCGCCAGAAAGTTTATTGTGGAACTGTAGAGTTCATCCTTTATTGGGTTCATTGACCATAACCCCCACAACGTCCGTAGCTTTGACAGCTGTGGCAGCTGCAACAATACCATTTAAATATTGGACTGGGTGTTTGAAATTTAGATTTCAATTTGTGACTTCGGCCTACCATAAAGGCAGGATCAAAGTTGTGTACGATCCGAATTACTTGGACATAAACCCAGAATACAATGTCAATTATTTGGAGATTGTTGACTTGTCGGAAAAGAATGATTTTTCAGTTTCTGTCCATAATAGCCAAGAAGTAACTTGGCTTGAAACAAATTCACGTACTGCCACAACTACTTCTTTTAATGAATATAGTACAGTGAGATTCAATAGTTTTAGTTTGGGCTCCAATGGGGTCCTTGGGGTTTATGTAGTCAACGAGTTGACTACACCCGGAACAGCACCAGAAGCGTCTACTGTTCGCTGCAATGTTTTTGTAAGTGCAGGAGAAGATTATGAAGTGTCAGTTCCTAATGACTCAATGAAACAGTGGACATTTTTTCCACAAATGGGCTTTGAACCACAGAGTGGAGTAGAAGAAGGCGAAACACAGGGCAATGGACCAAGTGCCGAATCCAATCTTGAAGAACAAAATGCTGCCTCTCTTATAGGCATATGTGACACAATTGAAGATAAAACGCCACTAGTATACATGGGAGAAACTGTGAGGTCCTTCAGAACTTTATTAAAGAGGTATTCTATGCACAGTATTCTATCAGTTATTGGCGGTAACACTGGTCATAATACATGGTATGGTCGCAGAAATTTGTACCCATATCATAGGGGTGTAGCCCCAAATGCTGTTGACACAATTGCCGTACCAGCTGGTCCCTATAATTTGTGTAATAACCTTCTTTTCCATTGGATAACTATGGGTCATTCTGGATATAGAGGGGGAATGAGATACAAGATTGTGGGCGACGGGGTAGCTGTCGGTTACAATGCGATTGTGTCTCGAGATCCCGACACCACATATGACAATGGATCTTTGAGTGCATGGTCTAGTCTCCCTGAGGCAAGATTTGATTGTATGAACATTGCTGGAGTAGGTTGGAACAGTTACGTTCCAGTTTGTCAGGATGGAGGTGCTCTAACTGTTAATGCTCAGAATAGTGCCTTGTCTTTTGAAGTCCCTTTTTATTCAGCCTACAGATTTGTCCCAGGCAAAACGCCTGATTTGACATCAAGCGATGGAGCTTGGGCCGATGGTTGGCGTTATTCAATAACGGGTCGAAGGAGATCTACTACTGATACTCCAATTACTTACTGCTTCACTGCAGTTGCAGAAGATTTTCAGTGCTATTTTTGGACTGGTCTTCCACTTTGTTACAACGCCACTGCTGTGACATTATAACCTTGGAATGTGTGATCCATTCCATTGTATTTTACTTGATCACACCATGAAATGTTTTATTTATATTTATATATTTATTCCGGAATTTTTACTGGTGTGAGCCAGGTTTTCAAGGAATCAC